TTATTATCCTGTTCACTGCTTCCTGGTGTTGGGTAAACATGAAACGCATTATTAACTCTATATCCAGATTGAGGTATCCCTTGATAATCAGCACGAGTAGAACGACTCGACATATACCCTGGTCCAAACTTTAATGTATCTGAACCGTAATCAAAACTTGGTCTTCCGTATGTAGTACCATGTGATACTGCTGAATCAAAATCAATTGGACTTCTTAAATGGATTGGATAATAAACATCATCACTTCCAGATACGTCAATATAATATGCATCTAGTATACATTTGGTTCTATTAGGTAAATTATACTCGTCTGTTTTAGCAGTTACTTCACCACTAGTTATTGTATGTGTATACACGAATTCATCATAAACAGAAGATACCATGTTACCAAACAATTCTATTGACACGTTTATCAAATCTTTAATTACATCATCAATACCAGTAAAGTTTCTGCCACACATACTCTTTACTTTTGTAACTACGTTGCTTCTATCATAATTTAATTCACTTCTTGACATCTATTCTCCTCCATGTTTCTGTACCCAGTCTTGTCCTACTTTTTCGCCACCTGGGATTGTATGGTTAGGTTTGTTTCTTACTTCTTCTTTTACATCTCTTGATTGTAGATTATAAGCACTTAATTGTCCTATGTTCATATATTTAGTTTCAAATTGTATATGGTCTTTAATACGTTGAAACAACGCATAACCACAATAACTAAATACTTTCATTTTGCCGGTAAACCCAGCTCTTGATGCGTCTGACAATTTGGTAAATACTAGCTGATACCAAGAGTTATCTTGTTCTGTCCAGGATTTAACAAATTGCATCAGTTCAGAGTTTTCTTCTGCTAACATGTATAGCAATTCAACTTCTAAGTCTGATGATGTTTCCACATTAAATATAGGTCCAGAGGACAAGACTCTTACGAACTTGCCCTCCTTATCCAATGGGTTAAAGTGAATTCTATTAAGATGCACTCTATACCACATGTTGTTTAAGCAACTCCATTGCCGTCTGGGATTAACTCATAATACAATAAGAAATACCCATCACCAGCTGTAGTACCACCAGCACCTTGCGTTTTTCTTTCGAAATGTAAGATGTCAGTGTCTTGTACAAAGAACGGAGTTAAATCCGCTTCTATTGTTACACCAGCTGCTGTAGTGTTTGGAATTGTTAGTGTTACTTTTTCAGCTCTAGATACGCTGCCTACTGTGTCAGTAAAATCTAATGATACTACTGGTGCAGTAGATGTAGCTACAACTGCTGTTTGTACGATAAATTCAAGTCTATGTACAACCATAGGGTGATTTACCTTGAAGGTAAAATCATCACCAGCTGTTCCGTCAAGGTCAGCTGATACTGGAATTATCATAGCATTTACTTTACTATTAAAAGCCATTGGTTGTTACCTCCATTAATCGTTAGAATGAATTCTAACTAAGTGATACTCACTGTCAGTGGAATTAGTCCAAACTTTTTTGAACCCTGTCAGTGCGTTCCATGCTACTCCAGTAAATCTACCAAAGTCCCATGATTCTATCATCGTTGCTTCAGGTTGTGCTAATACTTCTACTACAGGTTCGAACCCGCAGATGATTACCTCACCCTGATGCGATGCATGACCACCAATTGTGCTAGAAAGAACATTGTTCTCTTCTACCATTCTTAATCCAAAGTAAGAACCTATCTCACCATTGATTAAATTTTCTGGTTGGTCGTATTTATGTAAATCGACAATACCGCCTGTTGCAGTATCTTCGAATAATTTGGACATTGCGAATGCTGAGAAAACTCCTAAGTAAGAGTTTCCGTCCCATTTAGGTACGTTATCGTTTTTCATGTTTTTGATAATTTCTCTAATATGGAATGCACTAACACTTGCCCCTGCTCCAGTACTAACAGTTCCATCCTTATCGAATGTACCTGCTGAAGCTCCGGTTGGAGTGTAGAATACATCTGCATTTTGGAATTCAGTTCCAGCAATCTTATCCATAGATTCAGCTACGTTCATAGCAAGAATTTTCTTAAGAGTTTCATCTACAGAATATTCTGCTAAAGTTTGTGCTTTTCTAGTATAAGATACACCGTTACCATATTCGTTAACAGTTGCAACTACAAATCCAACACTTGGTTTTTGCATAGGCAAAGATTGAAGTTCACTGATTGTTCCAGTTGCAGTGCCAAGTTTTTGGTACTTTTCTATCTCAACTTGTGAACCTTTGTTCTTGCCATAGGAATTTATAGGCTTAGCCAAGTTTCTGAATTGCATCATGTTACCAGCTTGAAATCTGATATCAGAGTCAATTTTAATCTTGGCAAGTCTGGCTTCCTCGTTTAAATAACTAATTGCTCCTTGTGGCATATTAAGTTACCTCCTAGTTGTTATTTTGTAGTCTTTTAACAGTAGTCTGTTTTTTGTATCTATCTTCTAAGAATTTGAAATATTCGTTATCATCACCATATGGAGCTGGATTCGTTTCCTCTAACAGATTACTATTATTTATTGCAACCTTGGAACTTACATCCGCTTCACCTTTTGGAGAAACCTTTGTGCCTTCTTCTGGTTGTTCTTCTTTTTTCTCTACTTTTTTCACAGTAGTGTTAAAGAGTTGCTGTGCTTGAGCAAACCTATCTTCTACAGGGATATCATCCGGTGTAGCTATAAGTAATGCATTAAACACATCCTCCTCTTCTTTGGATAATCCATCTATGGCTTTTTCGTGTAAACGTGATGCTTTAACCATTGTAGATGTATAATTCATTTGCTGTTCTGGAGTTAAATTGTTTGCGTCCAATCCAGCAGGTAACATAGATGTAGCGGCATCCTTTGGGTTTATTTTAACCCTGGTATCTTCACTACCTTGTTCCGGTGTTTTGACTTCTTCTGACATTTGCTAGTACCTCCTGCAATTGTTCTTCCTCACTACCTTGCCCTTCCATGTCTGGTATTCCCATTCCTGGCATCTGACTTAAATCAGCCATACCTGGTTCTGGTCCTGGAGGAGCTTGTTCGGGTGCTGTACCCGGAGTTGGTTGAGGTTGTTGGTTGACGTTTTGTATCTTCTCCATATTCAGTAAATCTTCAGGAGATTCATCGAAGCTCTCAAAAATTCTCTGAACAAATTTTGCCGGGTCAATTGCTTGTGCAACTTCCGGCATGTTTCCAATAACATTAACAATTTGCATCAATTTGTTAAAGTTACTCATCTTCATAACTTTCCCTGATATGCCTCGGACACGGATACGGGCATCTTTAATCAACTGCATTCGTTCATTAAAACTCATAGAAAGTAAATGTAATACTGACGAATCCGTTTCATCTTCTGTGAACATCGGTGCGTGAGCATCATCATCCATGTACATAAGTTCTGTATGTAGTAGCAATTCTAATGACGGCTCTATAATACTTCGTTCTATTTCAGATGCTATATCTGTAAAGAAACTTGAAGTCTCTTGCGTTTTAGTTGCTACTTCAGAAGCAGTAGGTCTACCCTTAGACGTAGGTGCTCCCTGGAAGAACTCATTTTGGAAAGACCTATTTTGAATAAGTCTATCTATTGTGAATAAAAGGTTTACAGCATTTGGGTTTAAGGAATTGTTATACACCTGATTGATTGTGTTTGGGGCTGAAACCGGATACATACGTCCCGGCACTACAGAGCCAAACAGATGGGCTTTACCTGACTCGATATTGCTAGTTACAACTTCGTACACGCCCAGTGTAGATATTGTAAATGCATCGAGCAGAAGATTCATACTTTCGACATATGAACTTAACAGGCTTCTTAGTTTTGTAATATAACCCCTGCCATAACGACCTTGTAAAACTTTCATTGGGAATCCCATACAATAAGGGAAGTTCCCATTTGGTAATGTATTTTTTCCGTAATAGACAACATGTTTTTTGTTTACTATTACATAGTGTACGTTTGTATCTAGTATTCTTCCCTGTTCGTCAGAGATAAATTTACTATATACATAGTCTAGTTTAACATCTGTAACATATGCTTCGTCACTTCCTTGAGCTTTGTTAACAGATTCTTGTATTATTGATTTTGTTTTGTTCCAATTATTTACTTTTGATAAAACTTGGTACTCAGCAACTGAACATGTTTTCGATTCAATAATATAATTTTCACCGTTAGGGTCAATCATTATGTGAAACGGACTTACAGGTTCTATGTTAACTCTACCTATAACTGATTCTTGTGATTCAATATCCCCAGTCTTTTCATTATACTGTGGGTAGCTTTCTTCTTCATATGTATATTTAATTTTAGTAATATACGGAGATGTTAGTAGTGCCATTTTAAGTGCATCTCCAAATACTAACGGAAATCTATTATGTATTAATGATTGTTCTAATAGTTTATTCAATCCTGCTTGTACTTTTTTATCTGTATGTTCTACAGTAAAGTATTTATTATCTGTAGACATTAATATTCTTACAAAGAAGTTAGACATACGAACTACTAGGTTGTCTACTATTGGGTCTTTGATTTTAGTTTGCCAATCTATTTTGTTTTGAAAGTTATATTCATCCATATAGAATCGCATATTTTCTTTCCAATCAGCCGTAGCACTTTGAAACTCAGGCGATGCTTGAGCTACTAAATGTGCATGGAACTTAATAATGTTTTTTTCGTTCAATTAAATATCCTCTCTCTGGTAGGCGTATCAAAGTTATCCGTATAATATTTAGGTTCCTCTACAGGTAACTCTTGGTCGTTTACTAATTTTTTGGATATGTAAAACAAACCTAGTTTAAACGCATCCGAAACATGTTCAAAGTATTTATCTCGTCTAGGTACTCCAGCATCATCTCTAGTATATGCAGACAACGCTTGTATTAAGATGCCGCAATGTTTAGAATCTAATTTAATACTAGGTATTCCCGAGTTAAATTCTTTTAATTCTTCGTTAGTTAAAACTACACTTGTATCTCGTTTTACATATACCACGTCCGTTTGTAACCCCTTTCGTTTAAATATCATCGCACTTGTTTCCGGTGATACATCATACTTCCTATTCGCATCGTGTGGTAGTAAATCCATTGTAGCCTGTACTTCAGGCATTATCTCTTTTTCATACGCAACTACTTCATCAATAAAGTCAGTTAACTGTATGTTTTTTCCTAATCTAGAATACAATATATTTTTATGTCCATGTTTAGTTATTTGAAAAGCAACACAAGCTGGGCGAGTATACCCTAAATCCCAAGCTCTCCATACTGTCCTTAGTGGGTCATACTGTTCAACTAAATCATCGAACACATGTTGCTGACAAAAGTCTGGATAAACAATCTGACCAGTCGGTTGTAGTTGGAACTTACCGCCCCCACTAAATCTCCAGTGCATTGCACTTTCAGTAAATCTTTTCTTGTATCTTTCTATCTCTTCTTTATCTAATGACAAGTTATCATATACGTCAATAAAATGAAACGAAGTATCTTTGTCTTCTTTGTTCTTTCCGTATAGGTCTTGTGCTATGTAGTTGCTAGTTGCGTCCTCAACAATAAAACTCATAATCATTTTCCCGGACTTTCTTAACAGTCTAGCAAGAATTTCATCATGCATTACGTTTGACGGACACTCATCAAACCAACAGAAATCAATACCAGAAGCTTGTAGGTTCTGTGTTTTCATTTCAGCAGATTTGAATTCAAGTAATGTGCCATCCCAAAATTTAACAAAGTCAATACATCTATTCTTACCCCATGCTACTTTACCGCCACGTTTTTCTATTGACTCAATGCTCGGCAATAATCCAATACTGTTTGGAGTATCAGTAGAGAACAGGTGAACTTGACTAGAGGTTCTTTGTATATCAAATGACGGGCTAAATGCCCAGATAATTCTGTCTCCATATTTAGGTTTAGCTATCTCGTGGTTTGGATGCCAACCAATTACATTGTACGCAGTAACAGCCGCTGAACAATATGACTTACCAGAACTATTATTACCATGCACATAAACACTGAAATTGTTATCATCCACAATAGGCTGTTGTGCAGGATACGGCTTAAAGAAAAACAAACTTCCATACCAGTATAATAACTCTGCTTTAACTTTCTTGTCAAAATTTGCAAATTCTTCCGGGGTCATATTGTGTATCTTATGCCACAACGCTAACATCTTTTTATCTTTGTACCACCAGTCTCTTATCATAATACTTCTACTTGTGCTTCAGTTTCTATCCAAACTTTTGCACCACATGGTAAAGGCTTGTCTGGGCTGTACACAATCTTAGAGTCACCTTTAATTATAACCTCTGAAGCATACACATTATCTTTGTAAGTTTTAACAGTTAACACAGGTTTTCGTTCTTTATTCTT